CAGTTGCTTGTCCATGTGCCCGCATCATCCAGATCGAACATAAATGATGGTTTACCGGAGTTCACCTCGCAACGATAGCGCCGAGCCATCACTCAGCGCACGGACGTAGGCCTGACATGCCTGTAGCGCGATCAGTCCACGGTCGCCGGTGTCGGTGATGGCGATAATTCGTTGAGCATGCGCCGGGTCAAGTCTGGCTCGTACGGCTGCATGATCCAAGCAGCCGGTGCCGGCGGTGCCTGGCACCCCGCAGCCTTTGGCAGCGTCGGTTGCGTCAAGGAGGACTGACAGGCGCAAATCAGAAGTGGCAAGGCGATCGCGCAGGCGATCTTGATCACGTTGGGCATCACTCATTTTCCTGAAGTGGGTTTGCTCGCTGGCCGCCAACTGCTGCTCGAGCGCCAGACGCTTGTCCTGCTCGGCCTGCTGCGCGGTAGCCGCGGCCTGGGTCAGTTGATTGAGGGTCTCGGCGTGCAGCCGCGCTTGGTCGGCCAGTTGGCGGGCGTAGCGCCAGTCCTGAAACTGCCAGGCGCTGCCGGCGCCGATCAGCACCAACGCCACCGCGCCCATCGTTCTCCACGGCACGACCATCACGGCACATCCTTGAAGAAGACGTGCCCGCCCAACTTGAGCGCTTGTTTGGCCTTCGCCGCCCAGGCCGGGGCCTTGATGCTGGTGGCGTAGTAGTGAGTGGAGCCGCCGGTGGGATCCGGCACCTTGCAGTCGATCACCTGATCGGCAGCAGTTCGGCACTGAGCCAGCTCACGGAATGGGATCTCTTTCACGCCGATCAGGAACTGATAGTTCGGGTCGGTCTTGTTCCAGCAGCTGAACTGGTACGGTTTCTGGCACACGCCGGCATAGCCCTCGCCCCACCACGAATTGGTTTTTCCATCGAAAACACGGTTGCGGATCGTCCATGCCACGGCGATCTGGCCGGCAGTTCCTTCGCCGCGGGCCTCGCCCCACAGCGTGCGGGCGAGTATGTCGCGGTCTTTTTCGGTTACAGGCATCACTTTTCTCCAGGCAAAAAAATACCCGCTCGATGGCGGGTTGCGGTCTGACGCGGCGATCAACTCAAGACTGGGTTGCTCGGGCCACGGCGGTTTCTTCGTTGTACGGCTCAGGCTGCTCTGGCCACGCCGGTGCCGTCGGCCAGACAGGCAGCCCAGTCACGCGGCCCAACAGAACGCGGTATTTCTTCCAGGCCGCCAGCGACGCTACCCGCAGCGGCTTCTCGTCGACCTCCTCGGGCAGCGCGTAATCACCATCAATGGCATCATTGATTGCGTCGACCCGGCTTTGCAGCGCAGTGACTTGGGCGGTTGCAAGGCGCGTTCTGGCGTTGAGAATCGCCGCGGTGTCGCGCAGGAGTTCCTGCTCGGCGATGGCATCAATCAGGGACTGTGGAATTTCTTCGACGAAGGTTTCGCCCTCCAGCAGTTCCATTTCTGGGTTGATCGCCCGCCAGCCAGTGGGGGTAATTGCGTAAGGCATATCATCACCTGTCGAAGTAGTAGCCGAGCGAGTAGCAGTTGGCGCTTCCGCCACCGGCTGCGCTGTAAGTAATGGTGCCGTCTGAGGCGATCGGACAGCGACCATTGAAAATGGCACCCGGCGGCACGAATACCATCCATCCGGACGCGATCGGCGTGCCCGCATCAGAGGGGGTAAATTTCACCGAGACGGTTCCGACGTTTTGCCAAGCCGCCTCCAACGTGTGCGCCGTAACCGGTGCGATGGTGCGCGTATTGAATGCCGCGACCGAGGTCCCACCGCTGAGCAAGCGGAATGTGGTGCTTTCCGGATTGGCCACCGTGTACATGATCGAGCTGTCGGCCAGGCGATGGGCGAATTGATAAGCCCCCGCTGCGTTGGTGTTGATCAGAATCGAACCGATGTACCGGCGAGAGTTGTCATTTGTTTTCTGGTGCGCCTGGTTGTAATACCGCGCCGGCGCAGCAGTAGTGGACTGCTCAATAGCACCAGCATCGGTAAGGTAAAGGTGGATGAAAGTGTTGACCGCCCCCACCGTCATCGGATTGATCGTTCCGCCAGCGTAGGTAACAACCTTGGCCACTGACGGCACGTACGCGCTACCCGGGCGGATTGCGATACTCGTTCCTGACACCCAGACCAGGCTTAGACCTTCGATAAAGCCCAGCGCGCCGCCGATCCCGCCCTGTTCTCGAGAGAGTGGCGTAGTGAGCCCGGACAGAGAGGTAATGTCGGAGTTCTGCCCTTTGCCGGCCTTGCTGAATTGCAATTTCGCCAAGGCAGCGAGAACGGTGTCGGTCGCAACAACAGCAGTTGCCATGTTCGGCAGCGTGAACCCAGTCAGGATTGCAGCCCTTACTCGCGCGTCGGTGTAATACTTGTTCGTCTCCCCCTCTGGAAGACCGTCAGCATCCGTCAGGTTCAATGAGTTGCGCACACCGGCGAGGGTTGGGTCTAAGCCCAAGACTGCCAACACTCCCCCAAATTGATTCTTCAAGCCGTTGAAAGCGTCGGCCAGTAATTTCGGATAGCCCTGCACCGGCATGATCGCGTAGGAAGATCCGCTTACGGTTGCGCCTTTGTAGGCGGGTATGATCGATAGCTGGGTCGGGCTCGCGATGTTACCGATCTCATAATTCAGTCCATCAGGCCCAATAAATGCGTCACCAACACGGGCGTTGGCTACGAAATCCGCATTCGTACCAACGACCGTCGTTGAGCCGCTGGTGACTGCGACTATTCCCCCTCGGAGCCAAGGCATAGTGTTTCCTTTTTTGTCGATAAAAAAACCCGCTGATTGGCGGGTTGTTTGGAGATTTACAGGGGACGCATGGGTCTAGCGGCGAAAGTTGTTCTGCCGTTCTTGGCAGTGCCACCCTCGGAACTCACCATTGCCCCCACGTAACCATTAAGTGTTGAGCGCACTCCCGCATGAAATCCGCAAGGCGTCTGAAGCGTGGTATTGCCGTTGTAAATTTTTCCACCAAGAAGCGTGGAGGCGAGAAAGTAATCGTCATAGGAGCCCGTCCATGGCATTTGACATCCACTCCAATAGATCCCGGAAACCTCCCCTCCTCGATTGTCCACGGTCCAGCCTTCGTTGATGGGAAAACCCGTCATGACAAGTAGATTGTCGGCCCCCACGAAAATTTGCTCGTTAGCGGCATTACGCAGGCGCAGGTCGTACGCGCTCGCGGGCGATGTGGACCGGAACGTCGCAACAAGCCAGCGACCGCTGCAGTCAGACGCATTGAACGGTGTCATCAAGTGCAGTTGGAAGCGGAATCCCGTCCAGTTGCCTGGCCCACCCAACTGCACCAACGAGTGGTACATGCCTTGGTTGGTTGGGTTGAGGAAAACGTGCGGCGCCTCGCTGGTGGTTATGGGGGCCGGGTAAGTAATGACCGCCTGGGTAATTGTCACAGGGGCGCTTGGCGGTTTGCCGATGGTATAGGTGCCCGATGCGGCAACGTTCAGCACCCTGTTCTCGCTATCGATTTGAAAGAAATTCTGTCCGTTGCGTGACCTGAATCCGTAGTCCATATCCTCCTCCTATTGGTAAGTCAGGATGAAAATGTTGAGCACCATCCCTTGCCCACGCCGAACTCGTAGCTGGCCCGTCGACCAGAAGACCGCAGGCAGGACGGAGGTTTCATCTGTTGGATTCGGCAGAGTCACACACACGAACGATTGCGAAGTGATCTCCGGCATATCGATGAAGCTGGTGAAGTTACTGGTGATGGGAGGGACGGTGATCTGTCTTGTCACAATCGACCGAATGGTCATGACTGACGTTTCCAGTGTTACCCGCCCGGCAGCGTCCCTTGTCCTCGCGCCGTAGTAGTCCATTACGTCATCTTCCCTAGCGCGGCGCGCTCGATGTAGTTGAGGTCGTAGACGTAGATCCCGTTGTTGTTCAGTAGCGTGTAGCCGCTGTCAGACTGACCACGCAGCGTGAACGTCCCTGCCGGAATGTTGATCTCCAAAAGCGGCAGGCCCTGATTGTTGAGCGCGGCTGACCTCAACGTCATGCCGAGCACCAACTCCTTGATGAATGCCTGGCTGATGATTGCCGTATTCATGAACACTTGGCCGCCCTGAACCACGAACGGCGCGATCATCTGCCCACTGACCTCATCCAGAATCGCAAAGCGCTGGGCGAACGCAAGGATCTGCGACTCCTGCTGCTCGCCATCTACGCCAATAGCCAAGCCAGCCATGACGGTCCTTCCGCCCACGGTGGTGGACGTTTTGATCGTTGTCAGCGCTGAGACCTTACCGTTCAAGCCAGCAACTACGGTGCTGACCGTCTCGGCCTTTGCTGTGGCGTCATTTGCTTTCGCGGTGAGGGTGTCGATCTTCTGAGCCGTCGCTTCCTTGTCGGTCGCCACAGCAGTCGCCAGAGAGGTAACATTCGCAGCGTTAGTCTCCACGGCAGCATCAAGCATCGTGATTCTGGTAGCAGACGCTCGGTTTTCCTCCGCCCTAACTTTGTCGTTGTTCACGATGCTGGCTGTGTTTTGCCAGCCGTGAAGCGCATCGGCCATTGCGCCCGTTCCGTCATCTTCACGCCAAGCAGCCTGCAGCGCCTGCATCGTCGATGCCTGCGCCGAGACCTTACCGTCGAGGGTTTCAATCTGCGTGCTGTGCTGTTGGACTTGCAAGGCTAGGGCATTGGTGGTCTCAGCAATCGTTCCCATGTCATACCAGAACTGAGGGTCCGGTGGTGCCGTACCGACCGGCACAGCCTTGATCGCCGAGAATAGACGACCATCGAGCCTCACCACTTCACCTATGCTGTACGACTTGGTCGGGTCATATGCCATGGCGTCGGTAATTTCGCTGATCAGGTCCTGCAGTTCCTGCTTAGCCTGCTCCAGTCGCTCATTCACTGAGCCTTCACCGTCACCGGAAATCTTCCCGATTTCCTCAAGCAGCTTTTGGCCGAGCGACGACTCCTGAATTTTTCCGAGAAAGTATTTCTCGTATTCGGACTGGTCGATGCTCACCTGCCCGTTGACCCCGTTCACCGCTGGAAACCAGGGGCCAACATTGCCAGTTCGGTCGACCAGGCGCGCCCAGAAGAACAAGCTGGTACCCGGAACGACGTTCTGCATTTCGTGATTTGCTTGTGGGTAGGCGAAGTCTGCCAGCTTCACGGCACTGGCGAGGTCGTTGGTCTTGTTGTTCCATATCTCGGTGCGCTGAGTATCTTCCGCACCAAGTGGAAAACCCCACTCAACGCCAATGCCGTAGACCTTGCTGACGGTACGCAGGAACGATACAGCCGGCGGCAGCCCTTCCTTCCCTTTCAGGTTGGTGAGGATCGAGTTACGCCATTGAGACGAGATGTCGAACGCACTCACCGCGCGGACCCGCGCTACGTAGGCACCAGCGTAAATACCGACCACGTCGATGTTGGTCATACCAGTGCGCTGCAGCTTGATCCAGTTGCCGCTGTCCTTGCGCCATTCAACGTCATAGCCTACCGCGCCATCCACGGCGGGCCAGCTGATGGTCATGGTGGCCACAGCCAGGCCCTGCACTACCGACGACGTCGATGTGAGGGATACGCTGGCCGGCGCCGGAACAACGGTGATCGGAATCACGCTGATTGGACGCTCTTCCAGACGGGCGCCGGTATCGATGTGAGCGAACTTGCTCGGCTCGAACTGCAGCGCACTGATTTCGAAGTCGCCCTCGGTGGTGCGCTTGGTGCGCAGCACGCGATACAGCGGGATCGCCAGATCATCGGCGTCGAGCGCCC